TTCAGCAGCTCCGCGAGAGCTTTGGCACTCGCGCTTACAATTATCTAAATGCTCTTTACTGCTGGCGGTAGAAGTGTTTCTCTCAAAGGGTACTGCATTTTCCGTGGGACCTTCTTTTATCAAATCTCCAATTTTAACTTGGTTGCGCGGCGCAACCTCGACAGAGTATTGCAGCTTGCTGATGCGAGGAACAGATTCCTCATCCAAAGAGGCGGTGGCCTCTTCTTGGGGAGCAGGAGCAGAAGCATCGGCCGATGCTAAGCCACCTCCGCAACTTGAACAAAACTTGGGCGCAACAGCCGCATAACTCTGCTTGGCGCCACAATGTGGGCAGTATTCAGTTTTCATAGTATATTTTATTAAATTTATTTAAATTTTTCAATTATTACACTAAGTAACCTGAAATAATAGCTCCCTGCCTCCTAAGGTCCTCCAGATTAAAGCACTCTTCCCTCTGTTCTTTAACAAAATCAATCCCTAATAAACCTATTATTTTTCCACTTAAAGTTTTAATTGGTACCGCATAGAAACTCTTGACCCCGCGATCTTGAAGCAAATGCTTGAAAGTGACGTCTTCAATGTTCTCGACAGAATCGCAACAAAACCCTTTTTCCTTAATCAGTTTATCCACGAAGTAATGGAAATTAGATACGCGAAAATTCTGCGAATGGTGAGCCTCTGAGCTGATACCTTCTTTTACCTCCTCATAGGTGCAACTAAATTTCTGCTGGGAGCCACCCGAATAATAAACCTCGCCATTATGAAACTCATAAACATATACGCGATCAGACCCAAAGGCCCCCATCGTGTAACTAAGCGCCGCGTAAACATTTTGATTGCGCTTGGCATGTTCATGAAGTATGTTCTTCTCTTTGAGGCGGTGCTCATGTTTCTGGCGCAGCCATAAACTAAGGACGGTTGCGCCTAATGTGGCCAACGCGGTAATAATTGATGCGATAATGGGTTCCATTATTTTTGATTAATTTTATTAGTTAAATCCTCTTTGGTCTTATCTATTTTTTCATGCAATATATATACATCTTGCCTACGGGCCTCTAAGGCATTCTCTGCTTTTTCCCAGTAGTAGTGCATTTCTTGTTTTAATTCCTTTTTAATATGATCAACATGAATCTTATCGGCTCTCGCCTCTTGTCTCAATTCTTTTTTAGTATTATCTATTGCAATTTTCAATTCATCGTCCTTATGCCTCTCCTCGCTCTTAAAGGAGTCTAGCGATTTTCTGAGCCCGAAAATTTCAGCTCTAACAAACTCCATGCCTTTTTCAGCGCTTCTTTCGGCCTGCGCAATATCATTTATTAAGGATTTAATGATGAACCCCACAGCTCCTGTGATAAAGGCTCCTGATACCACTATGGCAACCGCAGTGATGATGCTTACGTCGTTCACGCTATCTCCTTACTCGTCCAAAAAAAGCGCCTGCTATAGCGCTGAGCAAATGACTATCGGAAGGAAGAAAGGTTATTCCTGGTAACTCCAGGTATTGGATACGCTGCACAGGCTCAAGAAAAAATAAAAAACCCCTGCTCGTTTCTGAAAAGGCAAAATAAACGGGAACGTCAAAAAATAAGGGGCCAACAATACGCACTCCTATAATACAGGTGAACGCCATCACTGCCAACAACGCGGCGGTCCAACCAAAAAGAAGCTTTGGAATTTGCGCTCGCACACACGACTGAGACTCTGCCTCCATCACTGCAAAATCTTTATCCATCGCCCGCTCCATACGGCGATCTTCTCCTGCTTGCATCCATTTATCGACGATCGCTCGCAAGACGAACGTGACAATAAACGTTATAACTTCAGGAGGAAACATCTATAGATGGTTACACCTAATTTGTTTGCTCAAGTCGTTTTATGATAAATTTCAAGATGGCACTGCGCTTAATATCTTCCACTCCGAACTTGAAAGTGTGAATCCCCATTTTTTTACTTTCTTCGTCACTAAATCTATCGCACATGCCTCGATAACCGCTTTTACCATTAATGTCAGACTGCATGAAATCGCCACATACAAATAATTTCGTATTTCTTCCTATTCTTGTAATGAGAGTGGTTAACTCCTTAAAGGTGAAGTTTTGCGCTTCGTCTGCTACTACTATTTTGTTTATCCAATTAGCTCCTCGTAAAAAGTTTACAGGGAGAGCCTCGATTCTTTTTTCATTCAAGAGTCTGTGGCAATCACCTGGTTTCAGAAATTCCTCTAGTTTATCTAAGAGGGGTAGCATATAGGGGTTGAACTTTTCATCCGCGTTTCCTGGTAGTGCTCCCATATTTCTATCGGCGCTCTCAATGATTGTACGAGCATACAATAAGTCTAACTCGTTTTCTTGAGAGAGTAACCGTAAGGCCGCGTAAATAGCCATATAGGTTTTAGTGCTGCCCGCAGGACCATTTATGAGCATTATTTTTACCTTGGGGTCCAAAGCTAATTCGACAAATTCTTTCTGTCGGTCGCTTAAGCGGTGCTTATGGATATGGAAAAAAGGGGTGTGGTCTTCTCCAATCTGGAAATCCGCACCTTCCAACGAACGAGCTTTTTTGCGTGCCATTACCTATAAATACACTTTAACTGGCGCAAAATCCCCTCCAGAATGAAAAAAGGGCCCCCGCGGCAACGCCTAGCTTTACGGCGTGCCTTTTTTTTCCGAAATGGGGGGGGCTTTGGCTGGTCAGCTAATCAATAAACCTCCAAACGGAATTTTGTCCCCACTCTAGCTGGGGAGCGATATCCACCAAGCGGTGAGCGTTAGCGTTGAACGTCTCCGCATTGAGAAAAATATCTTTGCGGTCGGGAGAGTAGAATATATGATTGCGTTGCAAAATTACTGGCTCCTTACCTAGTTCCTGCAACGTAGTCAAAACAAATGGACGGCGATCTTCTAGCATGGCAATCTTACTTGAACATGGCGAGCATTGCAGGACTGACAGCATCCATGTCAATCTGTTCCTCGTCATCCTCATCAATGGGATCAACGTCAACCTCGGTCTTGAGAAGAACGACCTCGTCAAGAATATCCTCCTTTGACGCTTGGGTTTGTGTGCCGTCAATTGCTTGCTCGGCATCTTGCTCGGCCTTAAGCTCGGCAAAGAGGGATTGAAGGGCGATAGGGAGGGATGAGATGTTTTTCATAATATGGTTTTTTTAATTAGGTTAATCTTAATTCTTTTAATAGTCTGACAGATTTTTTGGTAAAGTCAAGTTTTTCTGAAAGTTTTTTCAATTAATTTTTTACGCAACGGGAGGCGAAATTCTTGGCTTCTTCTTCTCCAATGGCTTGGGCAATAAAGTCTTGGACTTCACAAGCAACGGAAGCAATTGCGTCTTGGGCGATCTTCTTGTGCGACTCGTTTGCAAACAATGGCATGGATGGAATGTTGTGCTCCAGGTTGATGCGGGAGACGAGAGCGTTGACGAGGGTTTGAGTGGATACGTTTTTCATAGTAGTTTTTTCTTTTGTGGTTTTCTTTAAGGTTATGCGTATAGTTTGACAGAAAATCGGGTAAAGTCAACCCTTTTGTGAAAGTTTTTTCACTTTTTTTCATGGGGTAAAATGTATGCATTTATAAGTACGCAGTAGGCTGCAGCCCGCTCTATCACTGGGCTGGCGGGCCGCGGGCCCCGCCGCCAGCCGCCAGCCCGCTCTATGACTGGGCTGAGAGCCGATGCCCTAAGCACTATACATAAGCACTATACATAACGCTATACATAACGCTATGCATAAGCCTATACATAAGGCTACTTGAGAGCGTTCAACTCTTTTTGTATGTGGTTGACATGCAACGAACGCATGGCAATAAGGGAAGGCTTGCGTGACTTGTTAAGTCGTGCAGTCCACTCGTTGAGTTGCTTGGTAAGGTGAGCGATTTTTTCTTGTTTGTTCATAATGGTTTTTTTGTTTTGTGTTATGGTTTAAAGTGAAGGTTTACAGGTCGAGGATCTGCTCGACCACCTTGCCATTGCTGGCGTTGAGGAGGTGGGTGACTTCCCCACCGATGGAGGAGCAATGCCCATTGGCATTGTCCCAACGGCTGAGGCCGTCCCAAGCGTTGGCCTTGGCCAGCTTGATTGCCTGCTTGGGTGACTTGGAGAAGCCGAATCCGCAAGCGGAATCTCCAGCGTGAGGGGTGATTACGAAATGAGTGGCTTTGAATAATTGCATGATTTTTTTGGTTTGTGGTTTTTTAATTGTTATGGTTTTTAGATTAATTCGTCAGCGGAAATTTGTTCTACCATTTCGGAAGCAGTCCAATTGTTTTCAAAAGCGTAATTGATGTATCCGTCAAAAGTAATTCCGTAGTCGGAAAGTGTTTTGTCGCCGTCAACGATGCTTTGGGCTTCAGCTTGGAATTGTTCGAAAGTTTGGTTGAATTTGTTTTTCATAATGGTTTTTTAATTAGTGATTTCTTAATTGTTATGTAATACATTATAGACTATCTTTTGAAAAATACGAGAACTTTCTTCAGCTCTGAGACTAGTGATAGAGCCAAATAGCAAAATAAATGCATAAAAAATCGCTTGGAGACGTTTAAATTGCAAAAAGTTTTCGATTAAATGGATTAATTCAATTAAATAAAAATTAAATACGGAATAAATACTACTTTTAATATAAGTTAATATACCATCGGGCTGCAGCCCGCTCTATCACTGGGCTGGCGGGCCGCGGGCCCCGCCGCCAGCCGCCAGCCCGCTCTATGACTGGCCTCAGGGCCGATGACCAATTAAAAGTTAACATAAAAAAAGCGCGCCGAGGAGAACCACCAACCCCGACGCGCCACCATGTCATTGTTAATCAAAGTTAATCTTTTGTAACAGCTTCAACAAATCGGCCTTGGTCAAAGTTTGGATTGAGATCCCGAAACTTTACGGACAGATCAAAGGCGATGGCTTCAACAACATTTTTATTGCCGTCATTCTTGTGTGCCTTGTTAAGGGTTTGAGCGATAAGTTCAAAATGTTTCTTTGTCATGGTTTTTAATGTTTTTCGGTTAATGCAATAATGGTCAATCCAATAAAGGTCAATGCCGTCATGGCAATAGTGATCTCGACTAAATTGTAGGATAAAA